AATCTACCAGATGCTGCGTGAAGCCATTCGCGCGCCGTCAGGCAGCGATGTGTATCGCTATGTCGTGACCGTGTGGCCAGACAAATTCATCTTCGAAGAGGGCAATAAGCTCTTCCAGCAAAAATACCTCATCGACGACAGCACAGTCACGCTGGTCGGCGATCCAGTAGAGGTCGTGCGCAAACCCACTGAGTACGAAGTCAAAACCAACGGAGAAACAAACCCGATGAAAGAGAAGATGATCGCCGCGCTCAATGCCGCAGGCGTTAAAACCGAGGGGCTGACCGACGATCAGGTCTGGGATGCCTATAACCAGCAGGTTCAGAAGAAAGCAGACGACCAGCCGGGTACTCAGATTAACTCTGACGCGATTACTGCGGCAGTAAATCTGGCAATTAAGCCGCTGACTGACGAGATCAGCACGCTGAAAACTCAGCTGCAGGTCAACGCTGAAAAAGACCTCAAGACCAAGCGTGAAGCGGTCAAAGCGAAATTCCCGTTCATGACCGAAGCGGCGATCAACTCGCTGGCCGGCGAAGCGCTGAACGACATGTATGCACAGTGCCAAACCAGCACCGGTTTGAACCCATCTTTCCAGCAGGTCAATGCTGAAAATGACCAGTGGAAAGACTATGACCTCAACGCTGGCATCGATCAGGAGAAAAAATAATGGCTAACGTCATCTATCGCGGCCCGGTCGAGCGCGAGCCGGAAACCATCAACCTTCCTGTCGCATCTGCTCTCAATCCGGGGGTTGCCGTAAAAATCGCTTCCGGCAAGTTGGCGGCATCTGCAGACACTACCGGCCGCTGGTTCATACTCGGAAATCGGCGCTTCATCGGTCAGGCGATTACTACTGCCTACGCAGCTAACGAGACTGGTGTGGCATATCGAGTGGAAGGGGAGCAGGAATACAACGTTCGCCTGGCAGCAGCAGCCTATACGGTAGGTCAGGAGCTGACCATCGGTACCGGCGGCGTATTCAAAGCGGCCGCAACCGGCAACCAGGTCGTCGCAACGTTCGACGAAAAAGCAGGGCGCACTCTGGCGGCGGAAGGTTTCGCCGACGTGGTGATCCTCTCCACTCCGTACGCCAAGGCATAAGGAAAACAAGAATGTTAAAGTTTACTCCACAGCAGCAAAAGCTGATTCTCAATGCCCGCCGTCGCTGGGACATGATGCAGCGCAACATGGCTGCACAGCATGGCTTTGCGGTCAATGACGCAAATGGCCAGTTCATCGCCTTTGATGAGCTCGTTGGTAACGCCTCCGTGCTGCCGAAAGATGTCTGGGGCGAATGGGACCGTTCGGCTATCACCGTACAGCGTGACGTGCTGTCAGTGTTTAACGACCTGGCTGCCAGCGTTTCCCGCCCTATGGCGCTCGGTAAGATCGTTCACTACTTCATGACCCTGTCCGATTCCGGTGATGTGAATATCAGTCTGGACGGACGCGGCAAGGCGAAGGGTGATCAGCCTGTCATGGATTACGAAGGTACGCCGCTGCCTATCATCGACAGTGAGCTGACATTCGGCTGGCGCCAGATGCTGGCTGCTCAGACTGAAGGTTATTCGCTGGACAGTGACGCTATTTCCAACCATCAGCGCAAAGTCGCTGAGAAGCTGGAAGGCATGGTGCTGAACGGCGATCC